CGGCTGCAGCTGCGAATGCGATCCCTGCCTTCTTGGANAATTCTCCCATCTTCGAGGATGAGTCATCAACGTGTCCATTTGCCTGATTGAGTGACTTTTTGAGCTGATCAACGTCAGCGAGAATAGAGAGTTTGAGTGTACGCGAGCCTGCAGCCATCACCACTCCTTTAAGATTCTATCGAACGCATTTTCCCACTTGGCAATGATCTCTGGCTGTATTTCGCGAAGTGTCGGATAGATAAACCAGCCAGCTGAACCGCCCTTTGTACCACGACCAGACCAAACTGGAAATTGCTTGAATTTATTAGATCCGAACTCATATCCGCCCCAAAGATCGCGAGTCGTACCGCCACCGGAGAACTTTTGCGAGACGAAGCCGAATGATAGCTCACCTATTTTGGACGACTTAGAGACACGAGATCCTGCAGCTATACGATCGGCAGCCTTACCGCGTGATGATGCTTTAACTCTTATCTTGCCTTGAGCGTATTCAGCCAGAGCCGATGACTCACGTTTAGCGGCATCGGTCGCAGCTTCATCCATCGCTTTGAATGCGCCAGCAATGCGACGAAGATCGGCCTTATTATAGGCAATGGATACTTCATCGCTCACTTTGTCGCTCCAATATCTCCTGCGCCGTATAAATCTGTTCCGCCGTTATCCACTCGCTCATTGGGATCCCTGTGGCTATTGCGAGCTCCACAAGGATCCGATTTATGCTTCCGGCGGCGTAGCTTTTGGGAGTACGTCACCGACTGTTACGTCAGCCACCGTCTCACTCCAGATCTCTAAAGATTTGACTGGCTTGCCAGCAGCCTCTCTTTTCATCGCGTTCCAAGCTAGGAATAGCAGATCTGCCATCCCGATCTTCTCCTGCGCTTGCGAGATTGTATTGCCTGTCTTTTGTTCCCACTTAGCCCACTCTGGCGGTTGAGCCGTATAGGTTGTGGATTCTCCGGACATATATTCGATTGTGATTGGTAGTTTCATTTCTGCTCCCGTTTCTTTTAGATTAGCTGATTGTTAGAACTGGTGTACCTGANACAAGCATTGCCCAAGAATCTGTTTGTGCATCTGGTGCTGTACCGCCAGCATTTGGAAATACCGGAAAGACATTGAGTGCCCAGACTGCGCCAGTTGCAGTCGTAAGTGCAACGGCTAGAACCGTGTTCGGTGCTGAGTTAGCAGCCGTCCACATCGCTTCGAATAGTGATGATGCAACGCCCCAGTCGGCTAGTAGCTCGACATTGAGAGTCCATTGATCATCTATGTGTTTGTAGGCTTTTCCGTCCAATGTTTGATATGTGGTGATTACCGGCGCGTTGGATAAGACGACCGATGTAGTTTGTGCGTCATAGTCTGTAGTCGCGACAGTAAAGTGGATCTCTCTCGCGGTAACGATTGTAGTTGCCATGATTGCTCCTTAGATTGTTTGTTGTGTGTAGTAAGTGGAGACCGAGAGATCTGCTACGAGCAAATTGCTCGCACCGACTGACTGGATTGTTGGGCGTTGAACGTCGCCCACGACGTAACCTGTCGGAATAACCGACAGAATGCTTATGATTAGTTGCTCTAAATTATCAAGTGATCCGGCGTTGGAATTATATGCGACTGCGGCTGTGACAATGAAGTTGATCTTCACGCGTACCGCGCCACTGCCGACTGTCGTCGTTTCAAGGTATGGCGAATCTGGAACGATTACGCAAGCTGGCGGAATGACTGCCTCTGTCGTCGATGAATAAACCGATGCGGCGACTGTGGCTAGAGCTGTAGCAAGTGTGCCACGCACATTGGTCGCGATTGATGTTGGAGTAGGCATTTACATGGCCATTGTTGATACATCGATGTAATTACCGAGAAGGCCAATTACTCGATTATTTAATGATCTGCCCATTCTAAATGGCGATGGATTGAAATCTACGCCCTCGATTTGACCTCCTGGAGCTACAACACTCTGGAAGATTTCCACGCTCACGATCGTGATGCTTTGCTCTATTGCATCCGTTGCAGCGTAGAGAGTGGCGGCATCTGCTCCGGATAGATAAGCGATGCCGGCTGGTATCACCGGACGGAAATCTATGTTCGCATTTGTAATTGTCGCGGTGAATACATAGAACGGTGANGCCAATAAATTATTGAATGGTAAGTAAGTGAATGCATCCCAATAGTTTGATGTGATTGTATGCGTGCCATTGAACGTCGTTGGCAGGCAACCAGTAACGACTACGCTCTGACCTTCGACGAATGTNTTTGGCTTTTGAGTTGCGAAGTAGGCAACGTTATTTTGAAGATATACGCCAGCGATCGCATTCTGATTAGCGGTAAGCAGTGGCAAGATCACCTGTTCCGCCGAATTAATTATTCCGTTGAGATATGCATCTGAATAAAGAGATGATGAGACACCGAGAACAGTGCGTAAACTTGCTGCGGTAACTATTGACGGCATCTCATCATCCTTTCGTGTTCGGCTGGCTCAGATACGGGAGCGCACCTGAGCCATGATTAGTTGGATCAGGTTAAATTGAAGCGACGTAGACCACCGGCGAATGTGACACCGGCTGCAACGTATCCGTAAAGCATCAATTCAATTTCGCCTGATGTTGGCACATTAGTTGAAAGTGTTAGAACTGGAGATTCGTAAATTTCGATTGAACGTGGCTCGATGATGAATGCTGACTCATCGATTGTTGTGCTGACCATGTTTGCATCTACGAATAGATCAAGTCCGAGAACGTTGCCGCGCAGCGAGTCCGGAGCAGATGCACCAGCCGAATTTATTGGCTGACCAGCTGAATAAATTGGACGGCCTGTAGTATCTGTAGCACCAAGTAGTAATGACCACTGTGATGTTCCAGCAACGTAACTCTTAGCTACTCGCTTTGTTGCTGTGTAGGCGGCGGCTGCTTCCGTTGATACGAATGAGATTATACCGGCCGATGTTGCTGCTACGGCTGTAGCTTGTGTACCACCAGCGACGATCTGCGCGATGACGTAATCATCGACTGCTTGAGCGTAGCCTTCGCGAAGATTCTGTAGCATGATTTCATAAAAACTAGGATCGCTACGATCCAAGAGCTCAACAGAATAACGCTGGAATCCAGCCTTCTTAACTACTGTGGCATTTATATAAGCCGAAGTAATCTGAGTCGTACCAGTTGGATCTCCACCTTCGGCAACAGTAGCAACAGTTGAATTGGCAGTAATTTTTGGAATTGAAACTGTCATTCCAGATGCAGCTAATGGGCGAGTGCCACCGCAAGCATCTACAGTTGGACGAATCCCAGTTGTATTTGTTGCAACGTCACGAACGTATGCCACTGGCGAGAATGCTGGATTTGTGGAGAATGAGTCATCAGCTGCCATAACGTACTGGCGAGAGTCTTCACTTCCTAATTTTGCTTTGATTGTGTGCTCTAAATAAGCACCTGCTGTCACGATCGGTGAACGTGGCTTTGAGAAGTACAATGGACGAGTTGCCTCAGTCGCATTTACGACTTTGGAAGCTTCAACCGTCTCGGCTGCTGCTTCCGTTGGAACGGTTGGAGTTGTTTCCACTTCGTTTTCTCCTTCGATTGGTTGGTTGGTTTCTGATTCTTCGGCTTGTGGCTCTGACTCAGAAATTTGTTCGCTGGCGGCGATGGCTACCTTTGCGCTGGCGATGGCGGGATCTGTAACAAGTGAGACCTCTTTGAGCGCACTCGCGCTAATTACAAGAACACCATCTACATTCTTGTATTTCTCAGCTAGTACGCCGACACTAAATCCGTCGCGTAATCCCGAAGATGCTTCGACTAACGCATCAGATCCTGCGGTTGTGTTGCCGATAGAGAATACGGCATCAACACCTTCGCGTGTTACTTGATAAGATTTTAGGAATCCGATTGGCGATTCGCGGCGATGCTCTAAAAGTAATTTCGTCCGATCGGCGAATGTGATTGATCCTTCCTCGAATAACGTCTCACCAGCAGACGTTGATCCAGTTTCGTTCCATGTCACGATACGTCCAGAGATCTCACGTTTTGGGAAATCGGTCGCGCTAACCTTGATCGAGAAATCTAGGTTTAGCGGTGTTGGCTTGTGCTCTTTCATCGGATCATCTCCTCTTCTAGTCGGATCTCATCGGATGTTAGTGCTCCGATGTCGAATAGAATCTTGTACACATCGGCGCGCTCTTTTGCAGATCCGCGCAGGTAATCGTCTAGATCGAACTTGACCTCTTGGCTCGCTGCGACGAAATCATTTGGCATTCCTGTCATTGATAAGCGTTCCTCTATTGCCGTCATCACTGGACGAAGCGAGAAGTCGAGCAAAGATTGACGTGCCAAAGTCGCGTTGGAGTACGTCATTGACGATCCAGATTCTGCATCTACATAATAAGCCGGAATGCCCGATACTCTGGCGAGCTCGGTTGCAACGTAGGATCTGGCTTGATTTAACTGTAATTTTTCAGGATCAAAGCCTAACGCCTCTAAAGTCACATCAGCATTTAAGAATGCAGTCGAGCGATTACGGCGTGCAGTGCCCCAAGATTCTAAGAGTTTGGCGATGCGATCTGATGGAAGCGCAGTGCCGTTTGATTTTAAGACCATCGCAGGAACTGGTTCACGTGCGTACATAACTGCCGCGCGCTCTAACTCTGCACCAGCCTTTATTGTGCGACCTGCTCGATTTAAGATGCCCTCATCGTTGCCATAGAACACCGCCAAGGATCCGACTCCGGATTCTGGAACTGGCATGTTGTCCACTGTGTAATATTCGATTTCTGTTCCGCGCGCGTTCGTAATAATTCCAACGCGAGTCGGATCTATACGTTCTGCACTGCGAATGCGATACGTGTCTGCGTAGATTTCAAGAATACGTAGATACCCATAACCATGCAGCAATAAATCCTCGCATAAGAAGGCATAAGTCGCAGATCCGGGAACGCGTGGATCTGGTTGATTAATGACCTTCGGCGGTGACTCAACGCGAGCACCATCGGCGCGTGTGCGAACCTTTAATGGAATCGATGCTACCGATGAGCAGATTATATTGCGCGCCCTAGCACATGTTGGAACGCTCATAAATTCTGCGCGACTGGCTGTGATGCCTGTTACACCATAAAAGTTATAGACCGATGAGACGGTATTTACTGGAGCGAGCGATGCTTCGATGTCAGAGCTCGATTGTAGAATCTCTGGCTTTGTAACAAATAGATCCTTTATGCCCATGTGTCTAAGTCTAAACCTCTCCTATACCACTAGCCTACAAGAATATCGATCTCCGTTTCTTGGCGTGTCGCATAGAATGTCGCGAGCGCAGTGGCAACGCTGGCGCACACTGTAGTCTGAGAAGCTCTACGACCTATGACCCATCCGCCATCGCCGTGAGGTAATCGGACGGCTGAAAGCATCTGTCGAGTGAGCTCCTCATTGGGATTATGGCGCAAGCGATTTGATGTGATTGCTGAGAGCATCTTGTCACAGGCAGTGGCGTAATTATGGCCATCGAAGTCCATTACCGGAATGCCGGCAGGGATCAATCTACCGGCGACCGATGTAGCGGTGCGCTTAGAGTAGGCAATCATCTCGACTTGATACTTCCTGAAATGCTCTGCGATTTGATTTGCCATTTCTAAATCATTGAGTGAAATCGAGTTTTCCCATGTTCGGAGTAATTTCACGACGAAGCGATCGGAATCTAGCCTTTGAGCGGCAACCAACGCAGCCGCTCTTCGATCCGGTGAGCAGTCTAGGCCGAACCATGTCGTCTTCTCTGGATCTAACTGCACCGTTTCATCGGCGCATTCTGCCCATGATAGCGCAGGAATAACTGCATCCTTTTGATGAATCCATCGGCATAAGACTTCCTGTTGTACGACGTGCGGCGGATCATTGAGAATGGCGCGAATGTTATCTTCATGGACAGTGTGGCCAAGTGCTGGATTACTGGCGCACCAATTCTTCTGATCATAAATGTCGTCCGTATATCCTGACCATTCTAGATAACAGATTGAATCCGTGCCGCCAATAGCGGCGGCCATTCCTCGATCGCGCAGTTGATTGAGCACCACCGAAGTTTGATCACCAGCTGTTGAGAATGTCCATACTTGCGGATTCCTCGATGCCATCATTGTGTACCTAAGAGAAGCAAAACCATCCAAGTCTTTCATCTCTGAGAGCTCATCCATATAGACCACTTCCGGTCGAGAGATGCCACGCGCTGCATTATTGGATGCCTTGATCATGTAGCGATTGCCGGACTTGGTAACAATTTCTTCCGATCCATGCGCCCATCGGATCACCTGAACTTGCTCTTTTAAGAAGTCATTCGTCTCGATGATTTTGACGATCTGGCGGAATAACTCCAGCGCAGTTGATAATCGGTGAGCTGATGAGATCTGGAGCGGCTCATTCCATAGGAATAATCCAGCCAGTGCCCGAATAACAAGAAGCGTAGATTTACCTTGTTGGCG